CCTTGCTCTATTTACTATAAATTCTTGTACACCTAACCTTGAATTTAAAATGGCATATTTTATATAAGAATAAACGTAGTCTTCAAATAATTTATTTACGCTTACTGCTGCGTCATTTCCATTTTCCATTCCATCTGATACATACTCTAATACGCATAGCTGATTTGCCATGCCTGAACTAAAATTAATAACACCAGCTTTTTTATCGATTCTATATGTTGGATTTATGTTGGCTGTCTCTGTGTTTAAGCCAAATCTTGCTCCAATACGATAATCAAAATACCAACAACCATCTACGCAATACCCCATTCTACCATTATACTGACCTTCGCCAAGATAAATAGATTTTTTGGTGCCAGCAATTCTTTGTCTGTCTAAAGCAGAATATTCTGCTTCTAAAATATTTCCATTAATATCAAACAGTATTCTGCAATCATGAGCCTGCAAATAACTTTTAGCTGAATTAACTTGTATGTTTTCGCTAAGTGGCAATAACATACCATCTTTATACATAGAAATTCTGACATAGTTCACAAAGTCTGGAGGTAACACATATCTTAATCTATCACATACATCTAGTTCTAAAACTTTAATTTCTTTGAATGCATCATAATTTAATTCTTGTATAGCTCTTTTAGCAAAAAATAAAACCTGGTATCTATTAACATTATTAATTAACTGTAAGTTGTCATTGTAGATAAGCATAAAGTTATTTACTATATCTTCTAATGAAACATACTGATAGCTGCCCCAATTTGCATCCTCTGGAATGTTGCCTGAATTTTCGTAATATTGATAACCTGTTAAATATGCCATAATCTTATTGTGTTGTTTCAGTTAATCTATCTTCTGCCTCCAATGACTGACCAAACTTGGTAACATCCGCCTCTCTCACAGACACTCCTGCGTACTGTAATATTTTATTTACCAAGCCATTCATGTCTGAAACGGGTAATTCAAAATCTTGATAATCTGCTGCTGAAGCATTAAATACAGGCTCGCCTCCCGCTAGTGTATTGAACGTCCATTTTGGCGTTAATGGGTACCTTACATATTGGGCGTGTATATCGGCTGCTCCAGTGATAGTCGTAGGGTAAACGGTAACTGTATTCCCTAATGCCGTTCCAGTTGCGCTATCTAATACATATGCTGGGAACATTGTAGTTGGAGCAGCAATGTTAGAATTAGTAAGGTAAAATATTTTATTTTGTGTTACTCTTTCTACCTCTCTAATATGCGTATTAGAATATATAGAATAATTTTGTCCAGCTGCAATTAGAGGTTGACTTAAAGTTAACTGAGTGTCACTATCTACAGACACAACAAATGCTTGTAGTGAAATAGTGGTATTGACTACTAAACTTCCAGGGGTAACGGTAGTTAAAAAATTTTGCCCTGCTTCAATTAATAGAGAACCGCTAGTAGCTGTAGCTGTTCCTGAGTCTAATAAGTTTGAGTAGTAAAATATTTTATCTACTAAATAATAATCCGAAGGCAACCTGTATGTGTTAGCGTTTACTTGTGTAAGAAATGTGTTAACAGAAAAACTGTCTATAACCTCTACAATACCTTTAGTAATGTTTGCATATCCTGTACCGGATTTACGCATCACCTCGGCATTTAGCTGATTGTTGTATAAATAGAAATAATCCTCGAATATATCAAGTTGCGCTTGTTCTGCAAATAAATTAAAATCACTAGGTGAAATATACCCATAGTTATTTTTATTTATTACAGCCATTACTGCATTTCGCACTTCGTTTATCATCGTATCTAGTGTTTATACAAAGATACATAAAAAAAACACTCTTGGATTTATTCGAGGATATACCCCTTTATTTTTCAAGCATTTTCTTTAACAGCTTGTAGGACTCCACACCCTCATCAGTTTGAAAGTAAGAAGCAACAATAAATGATGGTTCTTCACCATGAGGAACTGTAAGCATTTTAGTTTTGTTTTTCTTCAAATTAAAATACACATCTCTGTTTTTGTTTCTCATTTGCAGTAAAGTTGCACTAAACATTTTAACCACCTCATCCTGTAATTCAACCATAGGATCATTAATTAAATCCAAAAACTCTTGAGGATCTCTTCTAGCAAACACCATAATATCTCTTTTAAGCTCTGCTGTGGTCATTTTATCTGCGCGAATACCCAATACTACCCTTGAAATACTTTCGAGCTTAGAAAGGCTTAAATCACGTGCAGCAATTTGAGCTTCTAATTCAAAGTTCATTACCTCCATTGCTTCAGCGGCATCTTGCTCATTGTTTACTTCATAAAAAACATTGCCATTGCCTGGGTGAAGTTTTAAAAATTCTTGTAAAATTTGATTTTGTCTTGGAACCCTTAACATTCCCTCTTCAAATATAATCGGCTCTAATATCGCATTGCCATCTTGCTCATCTTCAAAAATTGATTTTTGATTTCTAGCATAGCGTAAAGCTCTATTGATTCCTGTTTCTTCGTCGAAGTATAGTAAGGCTTTTCTTTTTGTATGTTTTGATGACAGCATATATGAAAGAGGTGCTGCATCTCTGGTAAGTCTGTATACTTTATCCTCGTATACTTTTTTATTTTTTTTCATTTGATTTAATTTAAAATTTATAAAAAATATCAAGGGGTAGAGTACAGGGCTTTTACATGCGTGGCATCTACCCCTGATATTATAAAACTACTTATTACGCATCTTGGAATAAGAAGAAGTTGTTTGCACCTAAAGTACAAAGCGCTCTTTCTGATAAGAAGTTAACTTGCATTACGTCTGTTCCAGTTGTAGCAGCGCCACCAGCAGAACCAGTAATCCATGTTTTGTATCTTCTATCTTCAGTTTCAGAAGCTCTATATCTTACGTGTAAGAATGGTCTCTTAGCGTTCTTACCTAAGATTTGATCGTATACTGAAGTAGAGCCAGCGGGTACAAGTACACCATTGATTTTTCCTCCAACAATATCGCCTCTCATAGTAGGATCGTTAAGGTATTTCCAATCTGTTTTGTAGAAATCATAACCTCTTCTGAATCCAGAGAATCCTAAATTTAATGCCATCTCTTCGTCATTATCAAATAATCCGTAAGAGCTACCACCTGCACCATATGAATTTTGTGCAGCTAACATGTCATCAACATCAAAAGAAAATTCTCTGTTTAAGAATAATACATTTTCTTCGATAGCACCTTGCTTATCTAATCTCTGAATGATAGCGTCAAAGTCTGCTAAAGCCGCTGGAATTCCACCGCCCCAAACATTTCCTCTTTGACCTAATACATAGAACAATCCTTCAGATCCTTTGTTACCTGCGCCTGATGCTACGCCAGCTGCGATAGCTGCCACACCAGAACCTGCTTCTGCTGGAACTGCTTCCACCATAGCTGTTTCTAGGTAATCCTCGAATCTTAATCTTGTTTCATGCTCTGATTTTAAATACCATAAGTATCCTGTTGCTCCGTTTTCAGTAGTAACTTCGATCCATCCAATCTGAGCCATATCAGAACCAGATACTTCGTAAAGATCTTTGATAATGATTGGGCTATTCTGGAAGATAACATCGTCAGCCTCTAATGAATTTGCCATAGCAACTGAACCTTTTTGGAATTCAGAACCATAAATAAATAATGAACACTGTACACCTGCAGCCATTGTCTGACCACCTGCTTCGTAGTATGCAACATCAATAGTACCTGCGGCATAGTTTACTGCAGTAACGATACCTTTGTTACTGTTAGTAGAACCGATTGAGCTGTCAGATAACATAAATGTTTGACCTACTCTAATAGCAATGCCACCTGTACCCGGTACAAGTACGTCATTGATAGTTAATGTAGCTGTATCTTGAGCTGCTGCTGCACCTGAAGTTACGTTAGTGTATTTAGTGTGTAGTCTTCCCTGCTCTGCCCATTTAATAAGGTCAGAGTTAGAAGGCATTTCAGCGCCTACCATTCTTAAGAATGCGGCTACTGTTCTATTCCCGTATCTTTCAAACTCCTTTTCATAAGTATCAGGTAGATACTGATTCAAGAAGTTAAAATTAGTTATGTAGTTTGACTGAACGGCTACTCTTTCCGCACTTGGCTGTAAAGCAAATGTGGGGGTAGCCTGAACTGAACCTGGCATAATTTTAAATTTTTAATTGTTATTAATTACTCTTTTTTATACTTCTAATCCTTAAACCTCGACCTGAGTCTTGATTCAAAGATCTTACTTTGAAACCAGATTTTGATGTGACTTGTGGAGTTGACCTTACATCCATATTTATATTTTTAGTTTTTTTGGACATACTGTCTACTGCATCCGCCTTGCCTTGTTCATAAAAGAACTTGGCATATTTGTCTGGATTCATAGCCATAGATAAAGCCCTATGATACTGATCAGTGTCTTTTACCAATCCTCTATCGTCAACATATCTTTGAATAAAATTATCAATAGACGACTGACTTGATTTGACATCCTCTACAGATCCAGGTAAATAAGAAATTTTCTTATCGTTAATAACAAACTCAAAACCTTTGAAATCTTTATTAAAGACTTTATTAGTTTCTTCTTTAAACCACTGTAGCTTTTTAGCTGCTTCTTTTTCATAAGCAGCATTTTTCTCTATGTACTCTCTATAAGCTTCGATTTCCTTTTTGTTGCTTTCAGAAACAACTTCTCTTGACTCAAGAGGCAGTTTATATTTTTCTTTTTGCTCTTTAAAGTATTTCTTAGCTTTAGATAGCTCTCTTTTTTTTGCTAATTTTTTTTTCTTTTGTTCTTTTTCATCATCTAAGTCTTCATCAAAACCAAATTTATCATCCATTAGATATTGAATATCTTCTGAATCTAAACCTTCTTCGGTTGCAGAATAATAACTAGCAATTAAAGAATCAGGATTCATAGAATCGTAATCTTGTTGTAATTTTACAAAATCACCAATACTTCTGCCTGTTTCTTTTTTATATTCAAAGTAAGCTTTTACATCTTCCGGTAATTCTTCAGATGTATTTCGCTTTACAATGAAGTCATCCAGTGAAGATATTTCTTCACCGTATTTGTTTGTAATATATGAAAGAACATCACTTTCTGACATTTCTGGCGCAGAAACTTCTGAGGTTTCTACTACAGGTTCTTCAACTTTTTCCTCTACTACTTTTTCTTCCTCTGCCGGAGCTTCTTGAAGATTTACACGCTCCACCTCATCTTTTGGCTCTGGATTATCCACGGCTTCCTGTTGGGCTTCATGTTTCTCAAGTAGTTCTTTTTCTATTTCTTGTGTTGATTTAGACTCTAATTCCCCTAAATCTCTTACTTTAATTTCCATTTGATTTAATTTTTTACAAAGTTAAACAATAATTCTAAATATATTTAAGATGCTTTATATGGTTATAAAGATCTGTTCCTAATTTTTCTCCCACTGTTTTATCCGACTCATAATGCACTCTTGCCATTATTCTGCTTTCAGATATATTTTTTGCCGCTTTATCAAATTCATCTTTTAAATGAGGATAAATATCGGTTAACGCTAATGAAACTAATTTAGATTGGGCGGAATGTCCTGACGGAAAAGCAGGTGTCTGGGCGCTACTCATTTTTAAATAATCTAAATCAATGTTAAAATTTTGTGCGTTTATATTTGGCCTTGGCCTGTCATGATAGTTTTTTATTTTTAATATTATTGGCTCAGATTCCTCTAGTAGTTTTTCTACTACTTTATAAGGAAATGATTCAATTCTGTATGCAAAAATATTTTGAAATACACTCATTATATTATCATACTTTTGCGGCAAAACTGTATTAAGTGGTTTCAGTTTTAATTTTTTTATTTCGTTAAGTGTCTTCAAAGAATCGTCTCCAGGGTAAGACACTTTTTTATATTTTTCAATATTAAAATCTTCAAACATTATCTAGGTTCAAATTCAGCAAAGTCAAAACCATCTAAAGTGTCTTCATTGGATTCAAAGCTAATTGGCGGTAGATTATTCTTTCTTTGCTGTATAAGTTGAGACTGCTCAGTGTTTGCTTGGCTAATACGTTTGTTTTTTGCTTTTTCTCTTTCTTTTTCTCTTCTATCGATAGCCTGTTCTTCTCGTCCTTTGAGCTGCATATTAAAATCAAACTCTACCTGCATTAACTCACGTTTTAACATTGCTTCGTTTTTAAGCTTTTCAATATCAAAAGCCACTTCAGCTTGTTTTGCTTGCATTTGAACTTGAGCCTCCATTTGTATTTTTCTCATCTCTTGTTCTGATTGCATTTGTTGCACCTGCATTTTTGTTTGAGCATCCATTTGTTTTTGTGTCATTGCAAACTGCTGATCTTTTTCTTGCTTCTTTTGTCTTTTAACTTTTAGTAATTGGTTGGCCAACTTAATATTTTTTAACTCTCTTATGTCTATCGCATCTTCTAAATTAATATCGTTTTTAGATAATGCCATTTGTATATTTTGTTCAAGCTGTGCTTTTTCTTCTTCATCTGGAGCCACCTCTATGAAAATGCCAAAGTCATACATATATAAATCATTTATTTCTTCAAGAATCCCCACATTGTATTTTCCAATCTGCATTTTAAATTCTTCTTTAAAATCTGCATACTCTAAAATATCTGCAATTCTAATAGATAAAGCTTCTGCTAATGTTTGAGTTATATATAAACTTCCTTGAAGAATATGTCTGGTAGCTGTATTTGAATTAAGAGCTGCTAATTTTTGTACACCAACTAATGCATACGGATCTGGTTTAGTTCCATCTCTAGCTTCGTTTAATCCTGTTACGCTTCTTAGCATATCCATATAGTGATTGTAGGTTCCTACTAAGCTATTGATTTTGCCTTGACCGCTGCTCGATGTTAGTTGTTGAATTGGAACTCTAGCGTTATTAAATTCACCGTCTTGTGTATAACTTCTACCCACAACACTACCGGTTTGGAAATACAGCCTTAAGGCATCTTCAGGATTATAGGCATTACCTGTACCTAAATCCACTTCATTTAATCCGTCTGCATCAATAAATACACCATCTGGTACAGTTCGAGCAATTACTTGCTGTAGTTTCAAGTGGGTTATTTGTATTAAATCAGCAAACGTAATCATGCGTCTAACTAATGATTCAATAATTCCCTTATACATTCTTGGAGCACAAGCAATATAGTTAGGCATTGCGTGCTGTGACGCAGACTGCGGTCTAACCATATTTTCCATTTTCTTCCATTGAAGCATTATATTTGTGCCCATTACCATAACACCTTCATACCAAACATCAATTTTCTTTTCAACTTTTTCAAAGTTTCCTTCTTCCATCATTTCTTCTGGTGGATTAAATTGATCGTCTTTTTCAATAACCCTAGCTCCTCCTCCGTCTAATTTCTTTTTCTTATATACAATTGAGTTTGTAGTTTTGTAGTTAAAATATAATAACGTTGCAGTGTCTCTATAAAATATACTGTTTTCATAAAACTGAGCCACATTATAGTAATCATACCAGGCTTGACTATACTTAGCTATTTCTTCTAAATCTTCATTGGTTAATGTAGGATCTATCTTTGGTAGCTCTGTCATTGGAACAGTTTTTATTTCACCCCAATAAAAACAATCTTTGAAATACGGATCCTCTGTGTAGCTATAAACCACGTTTGCAGGATCAACATAATCTATTTTAACACCTTCACCTGGTAAAAAATATTGTTTAGTAATACCAATTCCCAATACAGTAATATCGTAGTCTACTCTTTTTCTAATGTGAGAGTAATGATTTTCTTCAAACAAAGTATTGATAGCTTCTTCTTCCGCTATCTCAATACCAGGCTTGTAATTTAATTGCATGTAAAGAGCAAGCTCTTCATCATTATTAGGAAGTTCATCTGGATCTGTAGCAAAAGGATTTACACCAAAGCCTTTTTGAATTTGAGTAAGTATAGGTTTAGCAACCATGTCTGCCTCTATCATATCCTGAAATGAAGATCTATTTTCTGCAGACAAAGCATCTTGTGCATATGCTTGAACTTTAAATAATCTGTCTGACATTCCATTAACAACAATGTCTACAAATTTTGGAATGATAGGCACAGGAGTCCAATCTAAATTTAAATAACTCAAATCGCCGTCTATTGCTAATTCATTTTTGTATTTTTGAACTGACTGCTCTCCTCTTGCATACAGTCTTAATCTA